GGGCTTCAGCGACTCGGCAGAGTTCAATGACCCCGAGCCAAGCGTGGACAAGGAGGTAATCGAAGACCTCTGCCACAAGGTGGCGGACATCAAGTACGACTTGCAAGTAGTGTTGGATAAACTATATGGACTAGACAATGAGTAAGATTAACATTAACCCAGACAACATCATCGGCAAAGCCCTCGTTGGAGAGGACTTCATGTCAATCATGGAAGATTACGAAGAGCGTCAGCAGGATGACCCAAACTTCGACCCAAGGACACAGCTATATGACCTGTACGACGACCTAGTACAGCTCTACAGATTCAGCAAAAACAATTACGATGGGTAAAGAAACAAACGAGAACAAAACAAACGAGGTTGTTTTCTTTCAATCCGCCACCATGGTAGGCGTTCAGTTCATGGAAATCATGGGGGACTACATGAAGCGTCAGGATGACCCTGACTTCGACGTTGCTGTCGAGATAGACTCCCTATACACAGACCTTTCAAACCTTTATTTCAACAACAATGAGTAACGAAACAGAATCAGACATCCGCCTCCACGTAAGCAACTGCTTCAACCACAGGGGCTACAGGTTCGACGGGGAGACCCTCGACGAAAGCGGATACCAACAGCTATCACGCCTCATGATTGAGGAGTACGACCTGTCACACTACGACGTGGACGGAATCGTAGGCGACATCGAAGAGATGGTCGCTCGCTACATCATGGAATGGTCACCAAAATTTCAAGACAAAGACGATGATATTTAATCTATTCAAACGCAAGTCCCGTGAGGAGTTCGACTACCGAGCGGGCGGCATGCTCATCAAACGCATCCCCAACCTCAGAGGAGAGGACGGCATGCGGGTGCGAATCGAGGTAGGCAACAAGGACTTCATCTCGCTGTCCAACTGCTTGCACATCGGCAGGGCGGCACAGCTTGCCAAGCACGAGGCTGACCCGGACAACCACTTCAAGTTCAACAGCAGAATCAACAAGCAAATCAACACGCTTCGTTACCTGTCGACTGCACTTGTCAACGAGCATCGAGCAAAGAAAGGCAAGGAACCTCTTGCAATTATGGATTCCAATGAGTAACTTTATCAACATGGAAGAATACATTTTACAGGAAGACACTGACAATCAGTACGTTGTGTTCGTCACATACGAGTACCATCCGTACCGCCCCGACAGTGACGTCGACCCCGGTAACCCTGAGTACGTGGAGGTCGACCGTGTGTACATCAAGAGCACGCGCCCTGTTGTCGAGCCCAACGTGGTACCCGAGGAGCCCATCGACATCACGGACTTCCACCTCGCTACCCTCATGGACTTCGCTGCTCTCGAGGAGCAGATACTACAACACCTAAATTCATTTAAGTAATGGCAGATTTTGAAGAACGCAGATTCCTTGTCGGTTGGTCTGACGACGGCAAGGAGTACGCAACCATGGTGTGGCTGTGCCAAGTGCCAACCGAGCACAAGGGGTACGCCATCAACGTGCTTACAGGTACATCAGACCTATTTGTTGTTGCACCCGACGGAGGCGTGGTGGGTAACGCAAAAGCATACGAGGTATGAACGGGCACTACACACTACGATACCACTTGGGTCGTGGCAGGAACTACAAGAAGTGGCAGCTCAAGAAGATGTCTCCGGTGGGCAAGTTCGCTATGGCGACAGAATACCACAGGCCTGACGGATTCGTTGCGCTGTTGCACAACTGTAGACTGCGCAACCACGGCTCAGTAGCCAAGCGTATCCACGATGGCATGAACAAGACGGTCTGTGCGTGGGTCGAGTTCGATGACTACCACTTGGTAGGTGGCGAGCATCTGCCCCGAATACTGATGGAGCAGACCGACAAGAGGTACATGTACAATCCACGCAAGCACCCACACTGGGTAAGCGGTGTGTCCGACAACGAGGACAACGCTGTGGTTCCCTTGATGCTTGTACACAATCGGAACCTGTATGGAATCGCAGAGTAAACTTGCAATGTACAAGGCATGCTACATGCACTTCATGTACGGGGGCTCGACCGTGTCCCCATGGAACAGCCATGTGCCGACAGAAGGATACATGCTTGGGCGTAGTGACCTATCCGAAACCATCCTAGTGCAGTCAGTCTACAATCCTGACATGGCTGCGCTTGACCTTCCCGCAATCCAAGTGCCGCGTCAATCATACGTGTCCAACCTAGCGATTGCATGGACGATGCAAATGGACGCCATCACCAAGCTCAAGCAACACAGCCTCAGGTCCAAGATGTATGTAGGTACATGGGACAACAAGGAGGGCGACACCGAGGTCGACATCTCACAGCTGTTCGACGACAAGGAGGAAGCACTAGACAGGTGCAAAATCCTAGGAGAGAAGTGTGTGTGGGACCTTAAGAACAACGTAGAAATCTATCCCTAATTCAAATCAACATGTCTAATTTCAAGAGACGTTGGTCACACCAAGAGGTGGCCACTGCTACGGAGCACATCACAAACGACGTGCCCCTCACGTTCAACAACCCGACCATCAACAAGGTGGCTAAGATTATCGGTCGCTCACCCGAGTCGGTGTGTGCCAAGATGACTCAGCTCCGCATCGAGGACCGCAAGTGCATCACGCTCAGCGCCAAGGAGCGCAACGCAGCTGTGCTTGTCATGTCCAAGATGTTGTTCCACGATGAGGTTGACGGTGAGCTGTACTTCAAGCTTATGCGTATCATCCATGAGAACTCGGTGACAGTTCGATGACAAAGAGACAATGGCGCAGACATCTGCTTGTACTAAGGGTTGCACTAGCGCTATACATCTCATTCATTATCAAGATGTTATGCTGGCGATGGCAGTGATGTGTGGAAAACTTTTTTCCTGCATCCTGCTATCAAACCCTTGACTTTGTCAGAAATCATTCCGAACTTTACCCCGATAAATCGGGAAAAACACAATTCAATTCCACATGAAAACAATCATTCATAAGCTATCTGACGTGCAGGCACGACTGAAAGCACCCAAGGGACAATTCAATTCCTTTGGCAAATACAAGTACCGCTCGTGCGAGGACATTGTAGAATCTGTAAAGCCCCTTCTAACAGAACATGGTCTCGCTCTCGTGATGAGTGACACTATCGTAGAGACAGGTGGCCGAGTGTATGTGCAGGCTACAGTGACAGTATCAGATGGCGAAGCAGAAGTATCCGCTTCAGGATTCGCTCGAGAAGAAGAGAACAAGAAAGGTATGGATGGCTCGCAAGTCACAGGTGCTGCCTCTTCGTACGCGAGAAAGTACGCGCTCAACGGACTGTTCTGTATTGATGATGGCAAGGACAGCGATGCTACCAACACGCATGGCAGCTACACCAAGCCTGAAAGAATCACAGCACCTCCTGTTGAGAACGGCAAGATTAAGCCACAGGTAGACGATGAGACTATGGATAAGGCAATCGCCTTCATCCAGAACTCAAAGAATCCACAGCAAGCTTACGCCATGTCCGTGGACAAGTACACCTTTACTCCCGAACAGGATTCCGAATTGCTCGAGACAGTCAATAAGACCGTCGCAGCTAAAGGCGCAAAGAGCAAGAGGAAGTAATGGAGTTCTCTCTCAAGCTACAGGAGAAGGCAGGCAAGAGCTATCTGTCCTACAGCTCAATCAAGCATGCGCTCACTGACATGCGTGCCTTCGAGTTGTACATGGCAGGCAAGCTGAAGAAGGAGTCTCCGGCTCTCACCTTCGGCTCGATGTACGACATGATGTTGTTCGAGCCTGACAAGGCCAAGGCCACCTATCAGGTCATCGACCATGACGAAATCATGGAGAAGATGAGCGACCGAGTCAAGGCCCTGAAGAATCCCAAGAGCTCATCAGAGTACAAGGCAGCAGTGCAACAGATAAAGACTGAGGCTATCGAGGAGGACAAGCATCTCGTTGATGAGTCAGAGTGGAAGACAGCTCACTTCATGGTGAAGCGGTTGATTGACTCCGGCATCAAGGACGGATACATGATGGGTGACTATCAGGTTGAGTTCAACGAGTTCATTGACGACATCCCAGTGCGTGGCTTCTTTGATTGCAAGGGCGCGGAGTACGTGTCCGACAGCAAGAGCACGCGCTCGATACCGGGATTCAGGTACGATGTAAACAAATTCTCCTATGACATTCAAGCGTATATCTACACGCAGGTCGCGGGTCTTGATGACTTTTTTTGGGTTGCTCAGGAAAAGACGTACCCGTACCCGGTGGCTGTGTATAAGGCGAAGGAAGAGACGATTCTGAGAGGGCAGTTCAAGTTCGAGCATGCCGTCGCCAAAATAAAAGATTGGCTTTTCCTTGACAAACCCGTAGTCAATGACTACATTTACGAAGAAATTTAATTCAACATTCTATTCACATGGATACAAACAACAAACCAGCAGACCGCGTTTTCATCGGTGATGTAACGCAGGTCAAGTCTTCTGCTCGTGTCAAGTTCACCCTTGCTGAGTTGGAAGAGATGAAGAAGTACGCAACAGACAAAGGCGCTGTCTATGTCTCAGTCGTGCTGACTCCTGACAAGGAGCGCTACTCAAAGTCGAACGCTTGGGCATCCGTCTACGACCCACGTGCCGAAGGCGCTCAGCAAACCAAGTCGAACGACGTACCGTTCTAAAGGGTAAACTGTTTCATGATGTTAGGGGGTGGCCTTGGGTTAAGGGCTGCCCCCGCTTCATCTCATGAGAGACATCTACTACTACGAACTAAAGCTCCGGTACAAGAAAGGCAAGAAGGTAATCAGAGAGTACGGCGCGGAGGACTACGCTGTCACCAGTGCAGAGACCAAGGAGGACATCCTCAAGGGGCACACATGGGACAGGATGTACCGCAACTACTACGGACCTAGATACGATGGCACAGTCGAAATCAAAATTGAAGAGATACTCTCCAAGAAGAGAGTGGGTTCCAAAGTACGAAGTCAAGCGCCGTGATGTCGGCGACCTCATCAAGGTGAGGGACTCGTACTACCAAGCTATTGGTTACCCGTTCGACCCACATAACCGAGAGCAACGCAACGTCATCTTCCGGGTGGCTTTTGCAGAGGCAATGTTCCACTACTTCACAATCACGTCAATCGCCAAGGCTCTTGAGAAAGACCACAGCAGCGTGAGTTACTACGTGAAGAACTCATCACTGTACGATGGGTACTACGACTTCTACAAGATTCTCAAGGAAGCAGCTACCTGCATCTACCACTTGGAGGTGGGGAGTACAGCCTTGGGTATGAGACTCAAAGAAAATATCAAGCAGTATGTCGAGGCACTTGAATCACCGTGACTTTGTGCGAGACGTCAAGAGCGTGTGCAACGAGCTCACTTCTCTACTTACGGAGAAGAACAAGAGGTATGGCAACGCTGCGCTCAACCCAGCGCGTATCTTTAGCAAGGCTACCTCACACGAGCAACTGCTAGTTCGCATCGACGACAAGCTGAACCGCATCAAGAACTGGGGTGCATCAGACATTGATGAGGACACACTGCTAGACCTGATGGGCTACTTGGTATTGCTAAGGATTAACATGAAACATGAAACAGGTGGTAACGATATTCGAGGACCTTTACAACAAGGCACCGCTGTACATCACAGTGGAAACAGCACTGCAACGCATCCAATCTGGCAAGCAGAAGCAGAAGATTGAGCGCGTCCGTAGCGGAGACAAGGACGCTAAGAAGCTCTTGCCTATCGTGCTGTGGAGCGGTGTGTTTAATGAACGCAAGGATGAGTCGCTGCAGAAACACAGCGGCATCATTGTCTTAGACTTCGACCATGTCGATGACGTAGAAGATGCTAAGGCTAGGCTTGCCTTCGACCCGCACGTGGTAGCGTGTTGGACATCACCCAGTGGTGACGGAGTCAAGGCACTCGTAGAGATTAGCAACCCGGAGAGACACAGGGACCACTTCCGTTCTCTCTGTGATTACTTCCAAAGAAAGCATGAGCTCGAGGCTGACCCATCGGGCATCAACGAATCGCGTGCGTGTTTTGAATCGTACGACGACAACATCTGCATCAACTCAGAGCCCACTAGGTTTGGTGGACTCAAATCGGAACAGCATGCAGAGCCAGACCCTACCGAGGTAAAGGGGCGTACTGACTACGAGAAGCTTCAGATAGCTGCTCAAATGATTCGGTACGCCCCCGATGGGGGCAAGCATGCAGCCTTAGTGCGTGCCTCCTACCTGATGGGTGGCTTCATTGCTGCTGGTCGGGTCGAAGAGGACGAAGCCTTTCGCGTACTCGTTCGTGAAATTGAAGCGCGGAATCCTCTCGACCTTGACCAAGCCCGCAAGACAATCGTTGATGGCATAGAGCAGGGCAAGCTTGCACCGATTGGTGAGATTACTCGTGAGCTTGAGAAGGTCAGGCACGAGATGCGGGTGAACGATGGGGACATGTCCTTCATCACATCAGACGACAGAGACTACGAGTGGATTCAGAAGTTCATCGCAGGACAGATTGAGCTGGGCCTCGGTACAGAGAATGAGAAGTTCGACGAGTACTTCAGGTTCAAACGTGAGTTCCTCATGATTAACGGACACAGCAATGTGGGTAAGACCACCTTCACGCTGTGGCTGATGGTCGCTGCATCCATGTTGCATGGGTGGAAGTGGCTTGTCTACAGTGCAGAGAACCCGACATGGGCCAACAAGATTAAGGTGATGCAGTTCTGCATGGACATGCCAATCAAGCGCATGAACCACAAAGAACTTACGGCTGCACACGAGTGGGTGAACAAGCACTTCACGTTTGTTGACAACCACAAGAACTACAGTGTTCACGACATCCTTGTCTTCGCAGAGAAGATGAAGAATTACGAGGGCATCGACGGCATCTTGGTTGACCCTTACAACGCACTGCGTATTGACCTGAGCTCACACCGTGGACTCAGCACACACGAGTACCACTACGAGGCAGCCAGCGAGTTCCTCACTTTCAGCAACAAGCATCAGGTTGCAGTGTGGGTCAATGCCCACGCCTTCACCGAAGCACAACGTAGGAAAGGTCCCGATGGGTTGCCGCTTGCTCCTTACGCTGAGGATACAGAGGGGGGTGGTAAGTTTGTGAACCGTGCCGACGGATTCATTACGCTGCACCGCAAGACACAAGCAGAGGACTGGAGTGACAGGCGTACCGTGGAGATGCACGTACGCAAGGTCCGCATGACTGAGACTGGTGGCAACCCCACCGCACTAGACTATCCACTACGATTCGAGTTCAGCAAGCAGCAGTCAGGATTCAACTTCGTGAGCCCCGGGCCACGCCTGTTCCGTCCCCTGTGTGAATTGCTTGTGGGAAAACAGATGAAGCTTTGATGTTGTAAGTACACCTATGTACCAGTAACTTGCATCATGGCACGGCGTAAAAGCATGAACCGTGGTGGCAAGAAACTCAAGTCAGGTCTTGAGGTTTACTGTTACGACAAGTTGAAAGAAGCCAAGCTCAAGTTCGAGTACGAGCCTGAGAGCTTCACTCTCGTCGACAAGTTCATCTACCCCGGCATCTATTTCAAGTCGACCAACAGGCGACCTGACATGATGGATTACTCAGGGAAGATGGTCAGGAAGATGGAGTACACACCGGACTTTGTGTCTCACGAGCACAAGTTCATCATCGAAACCAAGGGGTACCAGCGCACTCAGCACGGGTTCCCACTTAGGTGGAAGCTTTTCTTAAAGCAAATGGTGGAGACCGGGAATGGCGACTACATGTTGTTCGTGCCGAAGAACAGCAAACAAGTAGACAAGGTCATTCAAATCATCAAGGATGAAATTAAGAAAGCTAAGTGAACTGTACTCGTTCTCCACGCAGGAGATTCAGAGGCTCACAACAGAGCTGTACGAGTCGCTGCATGACGATGCAGGCAATCCCATATCCTCTGCTGAGGAGGTGTCGGAACTGGTCAAGGACTTCCGGATGAAGGTCAACATTGAGGTAGCAACTGTCAAGGATGCCTGCCTTGAATACAACCACTCATGAGCAAGAACTTCCTCAGAGACCAAGAGCTCGGTGACCTCGGGGAGCAGCTGTGGGCTGCGTGGATTAACGCCAAGGGGGGTGACGCTGTCATCTCTCAGAACGGGCTAACTGAGAACGGAGAGACGCGGAACTGGGATGTGTACGACCAAACCACCGGAGTGTACTACGAGGTCAAGGTGGACATCAAGGCGCACTACTGGGCCAAGAGAAGAGGAGAGCCAGTCAATCTGTTCCTCGAATACGAGACAGTAAAAACCCACAAGCCCTGTGGGATTATGAAGACTGATGCTCAGTACTTGGTGTACATCGTGCGCAACCCGCAGGACCTGCACATCGCATACACCTTTGACTTGGAGATGCTGCGCGATTATCTTTGGGACGCACACAAGCTCAAGAGATTCCCTGTTCGCAAGCCTGTGATGCACGGAATCGGCAACGTCAATGGCTGGACACCACCTCTGCACGAGCTCGTAAACGATAAGGAAGCTGGCTTCATCAAGCTGTGCATCCTTCCACTCTCACTTCTAAACCCATCAAATGAAACAAACGTATCGGAACTGTCGCTGCTTGAGACAGAAAATCGACAGCTTGCTTCAGAGTAACGCGTCGTATCAAGCGCACAACATTGGGTCAGGAACTACCCCAGAAGAGAAAGAGGAGGTGAACCGCTACTGTTACGAGCAGTTCATCCTCCCCATCAAAGACTTGGACGAAGACTTCTTTGAGTCTATCAGCTGACAATCTTTGCGCCCCCTGCCATGGTCATACCAACCATGTCCTTTGGGTCACGCATCAGCTTCATAGCTCCGCCTCCCTCGTACTCCATCGCGCCGCCCATGCCCATCTTGCTTTGCTTGTACTCAGCAACCATGGCCTTGGCTTCGTCTTCTGAGACGCCGTGCTTCTCGACAATCATCTTGACGACCTCGTCTTCAGAAGGCATGTCCTTCATGCCATCGAGCATGCTCATGACTTTGGACTTCACTTCACCGCCCTCCTCGAACTTTGAGAAGAACGCTGCATCCTCTTCCTTCTTCTTCTTGTCGCTTGTAGGTGTCTCACCTCTTTCAAGCTGACGAAGCAATCCGCTCTCGCCACCAACCTCTCGGGTGTCACGGAGTCTTTTCTTGTCTTCATCAAAAGCCTTGTGCCCTCCGGGTCTCTGGCTTGGTGGGATGTCTGGCCCCATCCTAGGTCCGCTCTTGCCTTGGTCGTAGTACTGCGCCTGTTCTGCAGTCATGTTGCCGTGCATCTTGTTAGGGTCGCCCATTGCGTATCGGTTCAATGGCTGGCCCTGTCCCTTTTCGATGTAGTACTTCTCGTCTTCGCTCAGGGGAATGCTCTGCACAAACTCAGGTCCCGGCTTGTTGTCCTGAGGTACAGGTACCGGAGCCTTCTGGCCTTTCTTGCGCAGCTCGCGCTCAATGTATTTTTGATTTGCCATACTGCAAATATAAGTTATTTAGTCACAACCCTTTTGGCGCAGTTCGTCTACCAGAATCTGTAGCTGTTCGACGTCGCGCTCAACGTGGTTCAATCTTAGGTTTTGTTCTGCGTCATCGGGCAAGCTACCCATCTCTCCGCGTGGCCACTTAACCCTGAACTCTGAGTTAAGTTCAATCTCTTGGTTGTGACGCATCGTCTCAATCTCTAGGTGAGACAGGGCCGACATGATTGTAAAGTAAACCCAGACCGCACCACCGACGCCGACAACAATCTGCAACAACCACTTGATGTTAATGCCGAAGTTCGTATTATCGTCGAGCTTCATTGCATTTGGTTTTTAGCCAGAAGCAGTTTGATTTCCTGAATGTCCTTGAGCAGTTGCTTGACGTCATCTTTGAACTCCCTGTTGTCTGCCTCAAGAGCGTGTACTCTAGATGACAGCTTGTTGTAATCGGCTTGGAATTTAATCCAGCCCATGACAAGGGCTCCGGCTACTGTTAAAAATTCAAAGTGGGTTAAGTTGTCTAACATGGTTTATCCGCTACAAGACTCGCAGTCTTCTGGGTTATCAATGCTGCAGGTAATCTCACCTGATTCAATCTTTTCTTCTTGTTTCTTCAACTTGCCTTGGTCAAGGAAGCTGATGTCTCCGAAGTCTTCTTCGTTCATCTCTTAGATTTCTCAATGGTTCTACCTGCGAAGTACGCACCAAATGCAGTGAGCATAAGGATTTCAAGCAAAGATACATAGGAATCTTTTACGTTAAATGGCAGATTGTCAAGCGAGTCGAGCACCATTGTTACCATGAACATTGACATGAGAGCAATCAAAGTGACTGGTCTAATGAGCTTTGCCAGCTTCACGTCACTACCCATGTCGGCCTTCCACCGCTCGGTGACGTTGTTCTGAAACTGTACCTCAGCCTCTACTCTTGCCTTTGCCTCTGCCGGGTCAACACTTGGCTCGTTGTCAAGCAGGTTCTTTACGATGCCCAAGCCCCCTTGGTCTGGGAGTAGGTCCGCAACCTTGTCGAGTACACCGGGGGCAGCGGTCTTCAACCACTTGCCAAGCCCCGTGTCTTTAATCTTTTTTCTTTCTTCCTTCATACTGTTCCAAGTATTGTTTGTTAAATGAGAGCACAAGTCTGAGCATCTCCTGTTCTAGTTTGTCGACCTCTCTCGCTTTGACAGCCGGGTCAATGTCTCTGTCTTTAATAGCCCTGATGTCTTTACGCAGTCTTTGCAAGGCCTTGTCAATCTTTCTACCCTCGGCTTCAAGGGCAGCAGCTGCTCGCGTTCTTGGCTCATCGAGGTTCAGGTTTTCCCTAGCCTCGACCGCTTGCTTAACAGTAGTTCTGAACTTGTAGTAGTCAGCCATGTCTACGCGAGAGTTGTACGTGCCGTACCCCACGCGCACAATCGGCATCGTAGATAGCACCTTTCCTGCAACCTCATCCTTATCGTCAGAGTATCCCTGCAAGTGCTGCACCGGAGTCTCGACAGACTTGTAGGTGTTCTTGAGGAACCTGTACCCGCCGCCGCCGTAGTACTCGAAGGCATGCCAGATTTTGTCTGGAGACATGTCGAGGTATCCCGGCTCATACTCGTTACCACCTGTCACTTCATTCAAGAACATCGTGACATCGCGCAGCCACTCAGGTGAGCGCGAGCCTAGCGAAGACATAGGCAGGTTCTGACCCGGTGCATTGTCCTTGTACACCTGAGTCCCGAAGTAACTTTCGTTCATGTAGATTTCTACGAGAGGTCTCAGGAACGTGGGGGTGCCTGCTTTACCAAGCTTGTTAAGTAGAGTGCTAGATTCGCCAAACGAGATTGGAATGAAGGAGTTAAACATACCTCCGACCATGAACGCGCCAGCATCTCCTACGGTTCTGATGCCAGTAGCCGCTTCGTATGACATGGTGCCTAGGTTGTGGAAGATGTTGTAGCCGTAGGGCAAAGGAATCTTGATGTAGTCCTTGCCGCCAATCATCACAATCATGTTGCGCTCCTTGACGTAGTCAGGAATCTTCTCGTAGAAAGTTCTGCCGTCCTCGTCCTCATCAGAGATGGCTTGGTTAAGCGCAGCTTGTGCAGCAGCAAACAGCGTCATACCCATGGCAATCTTCTGTGAGCTGTTGAGTGTTCTGTAGTATCCGCCGCGTCCGTTAGGAACTTTCTTCAGCGTCATCATTGTGCGTGCAAACTTGGCCGTACCCTGAACACCTGCGTTGAAGAACAGGTACAAAGCGTTAATCACAGAACCACCACTACCGCTTCTGTTGAAGTTGATAGTGAGCTCCTTGGCCAAGTACGCTGCCTTTTCCGCATTCATACCCGCCTCTCTTGCCGACTGGAAGACAGCAAATCTGATTGCGTTCTCAACCGCCATGTTGGTGTTGTTCACGTAGTCAGCGATTGCTTTGAGCCCCTTGACAGCAGTAACCCCAGCTCCACCCTCTTGCATTCTAGTCAGGGTCTCGAGGTCTGAGCGCAGTTTGTCTCTGTTCTTGGCGTATGGCCAGTCAGTGATAGCTCCTGAGTCTTGGAACTCCTGCCACGCCTTGTACATCGGGTGGCTTGTGTCCTCAACGCCCTGCAAGTTTTTGTACAGGAACGCGAGAGATGGGAGGTGCTTCTTGATTGTGGACTTGACAAGGCTTTCGCCAAACGCCTGACCACCCTCAATCTCCTGCTCAGCCATCAATGAACCCAAACCAAACTGCAAGTCACGTGTGAAGTTGGCTACAATAAAGTCAGGAGAGTAGCTCGTAAAGGTGCTTGACAGGAATCTACCAAGGCCACGGATGGCATTGAATATCATGCCGGGTACGCCCTCGGGTGACTTGAGGATATTGTGCTTGTTGACTGCACGGGCCACAGCAGCATTGGCAAACTCCATGAAGAACGACTCGCCGTTGATAACAACCTCAACAAACCTGTCGTTGTTGCGCATCTCATCGCGGGTCATGCCACGGCGCTTGCCTCTCAGAACTGGAGTAGCATCTTTCGGCCCGTAGATTTTGTACAGGTCTTTGTCTGGGTTGTCAGCCAAGAGGTTGAGCAGCCTAGAGTTGGCAAGGTTCTTCTCGCCCGCCATGACTGTTTGGTACCGTCTCTCGAAGATGTAGTCAAGTGGGCTGTCAGCCAAGCTGGTACGACCCTCTGCTCTTCTGATTCCACGGAACACCCTTGCTTGGTGCATGTGCAGGTAGCCCGCCTCACGTGCCTCGCTGCCTCCGTCCTCGTCAATAGCGAATCCGCTGAGCGGGACGTAGCTTGGGTACAATGCCTCAAGCTTGTCGACGGTGGCCTGTGTCTCCAGTCCGTACTCTACAATCAATCTGCGAGTCTCTGCTTGGAACTCCATCACCATATCGTAGGCCTGACGCATGCCCTCGCTGTCGAGCTCTTCAATTTCTCTGCGTGCCTGCTCGTCGGTCTTACCTGAGAAGTTATCGTTCTCAAGTCTAGCCTCTATATCAGACAGCTCTTCCTGCAGGTCAGCAAGTTTCTTGGACGCTTTACGCTTGGCCGTGTCAGAGGTTTGCTCGTCGTTGATGAGCGCTGCCTGCTTGGCAATCGCCTCCATGATAGAAAGCTTCTTGTTGCCGAAGCGCTCACGCAGGACGGCGTTACGATTCTCTGCGTGCATAGCATACAGGAAGTCGCTCAGCTCCTTGTGCGAGATGCCGAACTTGTTCATGACTGCAGCCAAGTCCTCCATAAACATGTCCACACTCTGCAACCTACGCGAAGCCTTACCGTCAAGCAGTGACAGTGCCATGGCGTAGTCCTGCTCCTGCATTACCCTGCCACCAATAGCCTTCTCGATGTCGCGCTGGTAGCGGATAGCTCTGTAGAACTTGTCGTACACAAACTCCATGATGCCGAGCATAGCACGTTGCACCTTGCCCATCTCTGCCTCTCTGTCGATACGAGCTGGTGGTCTTTCACCACGCATCGTGTCCATATCAGCGTCGTAATCGTCGAGGTATCCTTGCAGTGGCTGCGCCTTGAGGACCCTAGATTCAGCTGCCTCGATGACTTTGTCTGCAGGAATGATGAGGTCGTTGAGTCTTTCCGTGTTTACAATGACTGCCTCTTGAATCCCCGTGCGTCCTGAGCCAACATCTTGTCCAGCCATCTCCAAAGATGAGTCCGTGGCGTGAGCTTTCTCCGTATTGCCGAGCTCATCCTCAACCTCCTTGAGCATTGGGAATCCCTCCTTGGCTCTTCTCGCGTATCCCTGATAGCCGTTATCCAGCATGTTGGAGAAGTAATACCCATCAAATCCGGAAAGGCGAATGATTTCTGCAAACGCCATCCTAGCCACAAGCACTGCCTCCGACATGTCTGTGCCAGTGAGAAGGCTCGCTGCTCTTGATTCTGCACTAGAAGTAAACCTTGAGTCTTCTACCTCCGTGCTGTTTACCATCATAGAGAATCTAACCAATGCCTGAACGGCGGGGCTCTCAAAGCCCTCGTCTCCATACATTAACTTTTGCAGAGTAGCAATGGTGGTCTGTCCATTACCAAGCTGTACGTTGGTGTCACGCATTGCTGCTGCAGTTTCGGTAATCACCATCTCAACAAAGCCCTCTGGGTTTCTGGCGATGATTCCCTCTAGCCCTAGAGCCTTGCCAGTCCTTTGATACCGAGAGCGACGAGCCGCTTTGGCAATCTCTCTAATTGCAACCTCGGCTTCCGCACCACCCCTATTGAGTCTGTTCAGGGTCTCCGTTACCACAGCCCCCATACGGAAGTTGTACATGTTGGCAAGGCGGAGTCCCGATGAGTCGATATACACAACGTTCTTACCGTACATCGCTGCCTTGTTTACATTACCCGTGAGGTATGTACCAAGACCGTGCAGTCCCGGCGCGTTGGGTCGGAACGCAATAGAATTGTCAAACTCGGCAAACTGCTCCTGTGTTCCGTGCAAAAGAATGCCAGCGTCAGCAAGCAACTTCCAAGTGGCACTAGCGTTTTGTCCCGGCTCAGGCAGCGAGTCTATTGGCTGCGCCTTTACTTTTGAGCCCGGCTCTTGTGGGGCGCGGTATTTCTCAATGCCTTTAGAATCTGCTCTACTGACGGCAGTTTCCCGTTTTGCTTCAGCCGCGTCAAGGTTGACTCCAGCTGCTGCAAGTCTTTGTCTTGTATCATTGTCTAGGTCCATTCTCGAGGCGACGTTGTCAATCGCCATCGCGTAGTTCTCACTCCGTGTGTTCGCCCCCATGCTTCTCCACAGCTCTTGCTCGAAGTACCACATGGTTGCCTGCAGTTCTGCAGTAGTCAGTCCAAGTTCAGTGGCTGCCTGATTCACAGCTTCGGCTTGAAGCCTGCGCTCTGATTCGCTACGAGGAACCTCAACGACAGTTTCCTTACCGTTCACCGTGTCAATCATGGTGCCTGCGTATCTGTTCCAAGTTCTGTTGAACCACAGGTCAGATGTCAGCGACTCACCCAAGCCCTCCATGTTCAGGAAGAAGCTACCCACCTTCTCTCCGAAGATGTACGCTCCCTTGCGTCGACCGGGTGCAGGGTTTTTGTTGACCTTGCCTTTGGTGTCAGGCACGGAATTGTTGAACTCTCTAAGCACCCCGATTGGCTGGTCTGTCGTAAGGAACTTAACCACAGCCTCAGGTGTCTTGAATCTCTCGAACAAAGACTGAAGCTTGTCAAGCTGCTTGGCAACAATGTTACCCCTAGTCGTGTATCCAGTGGGCTTGGGGTATCCAGCCTTCAGGTCCTTCTTGGCAATCTTGATTCGGAAGTTCTGGCCGTTTCTGTACTTGCTGTCTCGGCCCAAGGCATCTACGCCCTGAATGATGAAGTGCGTTTTGGTTTCCTTAACAACTCTACCTGACGCTACTGACCTGCCCTTCTTCTCAACAAAGCTCATCTTGTCCCCTCCCCAGTTACGGGAGAAGTTGCCTGAGCGCTGCTGGTCGATTGGTGTGTTGCGCAGCACCGCAGCCAGCGTGGTCATGTTTCCGATTGGGCTGTTGCCCGGAGACAGGATAGCAAGCAATGCTGAGCCAATACTGCCCATAGCCTCGCCTTGCAGGGCAGGGAAGATAATCCCCATCTTCTGCTTGGCCTCTTGAATGTCTTCGGTGTACCACGTTATACCCCCGGTACGTGCATCCTTTTGACTCAGGTAGAACCCGGCCTCCTCGTACACGTTGTTGAGGAAGCGCGTCATCATTTCACCTTCGCTCTTCACAGGTCCACCTGCAAACTTATTGAGTGCGTTAGCTACTTGAATGCTCTGGGTCAGCTCACCCGGTGTCTCTGAGTTGATAGCGTCAATGGCAAGTTGCTGTGCCTTGGTGACTCCGGTAACCTCAGGTGGGTCGACGTCGGGTGGCGTTTCGTGGTACCACACCTCGTCAAACGTGTACCCCTTCTTCCTAGAGATGTAGTCAATGAAGTTCCGCACATGGTTCTTGTCATTAAACTTTCTCCGTACAACCCAGTTTCTGCCTTGACCTGTGTCAAACTGCAGGGTTGCCTCGATAGCCTGCGCCTTGGTTGCATCGCCCAAGTCTTGAGTTGCCTGTGTCTCTTCAGCATTGAGCTGGTCAAGGTTCTGCTGAGACACGCGAACCATTGACTCGCCGTTCTTGTAGCGCTGCACAAACCCAAACTTCTGATAGTACTTCACAAGTTTCTTAGACGCAGCCATGTTCTGCCTCTCAGTGCCCTGATAGTTTCTTGTAGGATAAGCCATAAGCTCGACGTCAATGCCAAGCTCGTCAGCCACCTCTAGGGCCATGGTCAGGAAGCGAGTTCCAAGTCCGCTACCCCTGTTGTCAGCACCCTTGATAATTTCACCCTCGTCGGTCATAGGCTTGCTGACAAACCACTCGTCGAGTTTAATTACCCGATTCGCCTCGTCTGCAGGCCTGAAGACAAACTCAAGGCGCCTATCTGGGTATCCGTCTGGTCCCTTAGCTATTTGCTGGTCGGCGTAAACCATCCTGCCCTGAGCCATGCCCGCATAAAATCCTCTGTATCTAAAGACACCACCATCCCTTTCCTTGGCTCTTTTTGCAAGAAGCTCGTAGAAACTACCAATGACTTGACCGTCACCCTCTTTGATTGCCTGCGCGTCTTCTGCGTTAAACTCAGTGGCTTGGCGCTTAAGAACATCTGAAGTGTCCACAGCACCCTCACCTCTAGAGCGAGCCATGGCAAGACCCTCGTCGTAGGACTTGGCTCTGACGCCGTCCCCGGGCTTTGCGTCAAGCGCAGCCGCAGGGTCGTACGCCATGAAGACTAAGTCTGGTTTGTCACGCAGGGTTGAGTTAGGTGCGTCCCATCCCTCGGGAGCCCTATCTACATCGAATGGGATTCTAGCCACAGGGACAAAGCCTGCAGCAATGTTGTTCTTTACAAGGTAGGTGTCAAAGCACTCGAGGTGGTTGCCCCCATCTTCGATACGCTTACGCAGCATCTCAGCCTGCACCCCACGAAGTGGTACGTCTGGATGCTTGGTGAGTCCACCCATGTAGCCGTCCTTGTCCACGTAGGACACGACGCCCGAGCTAAGTCTGTTGTTGCCGACGTAGAAGGTAGCACCCTCGTCCATCATGCGCTGGATGGTCTCCTCGTTGAGCGGGGTTGTCTGTCCGTCTACTCCAGTTCCTTTTTGCTTGTGCGCTTCGATTGCCTCGCGCATGTTCCTTGCGATGGCTTGAACAGAATACTTGTCGCCTCTAGCCTTAGAGATGTCAGCCTCCGTCATTCGCGTACCAGCAGGTGAGTATCCGCCGTTCTCATCAGGACGCACAGGAACCCACATGTCTACACGCGCAGTGTCACGCCACTTGGTGACCATGCCATCGAAGCCCATCTTCCTTGCTTCGTACCCAATCCATTCTGCCTGCCTGTTGCCATCAAAGGCAATGACATTGCCCGCATCTCTGAATGCCTTCAAGGCCTTGTCGTACAGGTTGAGCGGGTCCTTGAACAAATCGTACAGCATCTGTGGTGGCACCGTAACCTCGTAGGGCCTGCCAGTTACCATCCTTTCTTGGTCTTCAGGCTTGACGTAGAACATCGCAACCTTGTCGCCACGCTTGTCTGTGGTGTATGGCTGTTGGCCAAATCTACGTGGGTCGATGAACCCACCCTCCAAGTTTTGTGGCCCGACGTGAATCAACTTGACGTTACCGTTGGCATCAAACGTCAAAGCATCCTTGGTCCAGTCACCCAAGACACTGGGTTCGTTG